ACGAGGTCGTCTCCGCATACGGCGAACGATGCGCGCTGTGCGCCTGCGCTGACCGCCGCGAACCTGTTGAGCAGCGAGAGGGTGGCCCATCCTGGGCCGAGACCCATGAGCGCCCCGCAGGTGACCGGTGCGGTGGCCACGACACTTGTCTGCGTCCCGTCTGCCTCGTCGGGGCCGTCCGTGAGATACCGGACGCGTACCGACGAGGTGATGTGGCGCGACACCTGTTGTAGCCACCGGGGGGCCCCGATGGCGTGCAGTGCGGCTTCGAGCCCGTCCTCGGCCAATTGGTTTCCAATGTGGTCGGTGGCGGCTGAGAGGTCCGCGCTGTACGCGATGACATCGGCGTCCCCGCGCCAGTGCAGGTCGACCGGCGCTGCTGCGAGCATCGCTGCGCACTGCGGCACGGTGCGGAGGGCGCCCAGGAGGCATGCGGTAGCACCTCGCGCGGCTCGGACCAGGTCCGGGTCGTGCTTCGTGATGCCACGTAGCTTGCCGACTGGGTCGCTGACGGCGGTGATGTCGCAGAGGGTGAACTGCTTCTCTGCAAGTCGCTCGCACGAGTCCCGCAAGGCCGCGAGTGTGCTGAATGACGCCCGGAACCAAGATTCCGGGTCGACGCATACTCGCGCGCCCCCAAGGGCTCGGCGTGCGGCCTGCCAGGCTGCGTTCGTCGCTGCGACACGGGCGACGCTCGCCGCGGCCTCGTCGTCGGACGGCTCGGTTCCAGGGAGCGGATCTGGTCCATTGTATGATGGACGCAGGCCCAACCTCGGGAATCCGAACCCGAAGACGGCGCGGGCCATGGCGGCGTCGTCCGATACTGCTCGCCGGTACGCCTTCTTCGCCACGAGCACCGCGGCAATTCGCCGGGCGTCTTGCGTCGCCGTTGGTCGCGCGACGCGGATCGCTCTCGCTTCGCCCTCCCAGCCCAGGAGATTTTTCTTCTGGTCCCGGAGGGTGTCGTAGACGATCTGCAGCGTGGCGCACTGGCCTCGAAATAGCCGCACCTCGAATGATCTGCCGTACACGCGTACGGTAGTGATAGGTGTGGACACAGAGTGCCAGAGCGTCCGCAGTCGCGCCGCCAGCGCATTGCGGGGCATCTCCTCCGCGGGACCGACCGTGCACCGCTCTTCCCAGACCGACCGGCTTCGGATCGCAGCTTCGTGCTGCCCGAATTTCGATCGGCCAAGGTCCAGCACCGCATGGTCGGTATCGACCCGCGCGCAGGCATGCTCCGCCTTCGCAACCGCCTGGCGACGTCCCAGGATGTCCTCCACGCTCCTTCGGAATCTTTCCCGGAGGTCCGCAGGAATGCGGGCCTTTTCGGATGTGATCCGGAGGCGTGTGTCCAGCTCGCACTGGCTCCGTGCGGCCTTGGAGGCTTCGGCCACCACGGCTCGTGCGAGCGTGGACGCATCGTGGAGGCGCTCTCGAGTGACGCCGCGGCCCCACTGGCCGTCCCGTTTTCGGGACGTGCCGGTCGCCGCGGTTCGCCGGTCGTGCGCCCATCGCTTGATACCGGCGGGTCCTTCGAACACAGCCGTGTGCAGCAGTGCGAGTAATCGCATAACTGCCCGCTGTGCTTGGACCCGTCGGTCGGCGAAGGGCGTCCGACCGAAGGCCAGTGAGTGCGCCGTCTGCAGAACGTCCAGGTTTCGCGTTGCGAACCTGATTCCGTCTGTAAGCGGCGACCACTGGCCCGTGAGCGCCCCCTCGGCTTCGAGGGCGCCCACACGCGCGCGTGCATCCTCCAGGCGCCTTCGTGCTTCGAAGGTGGCCCGGTTGCGCCGGATGACGCGCGCTTGGCTGGTGGTGAGTAGGTGTCCGGTCTCTGCATCGAGTAGTCCCCTTGGGGACTTCTTGATGCGAGTCCGGCCGCCCGACTCCCATTGGTCGAGCTGCGCTCTCCAGCGCGCGTGCGGACATTGCCGCGTTTTGCCACCAGGCTGTCTCGCTCCCTTCCTTCCCCCTGACTTCGGGTTCGGGCGGTCCGCAGATAGTACTGCGGCCAGACCCACCCACCACTCCGTGCCAATGACATGTGCATTGGCGGCGCCCTGCACCAAGCTGTGCAGGGAGGAGTGGAAAGCAGTTCTGGTCTTTCGGGACCGGACTGCGGATGTTGGAGTCGAGACGAGGGCTT